CCCCTCGATGGCGCACATCACTGGCATGACAGTAACAGCATCGTTGGCGCACCAAGCATGTGCCTGCCCATGCAGCAACAGACAAGGCAGGGGGGGGTCGAGAGCTGGCCGGTTCTGCCTAACTGACCGGATGCGCCCCTTTCGTTAGCTAAAGGCTCCGTTTTTAGGTTTCACCCATGGAACAAAAAGGCCGAAGGTCAATCACTGCCCTGTCAGTCATATCGGGGGAGGGCGTCGTCGCGGTGCGTCGCCCCGAACCTCCGGCCGAGCTGACTCAGGAAGAAGCCCAAGAATGGCACGAGATCGTGAATCGACTGCCGGCGGACTGGTTCCCCAGAGAGACGCATGGAGTTCTTAAGCAGTATTGCCGTCATCTGGTGAATGCGCGACGAGTCGCTGCGCGAATCGAAGTGGCTTTGTCCGAGCCTGATGGTTGCAGTCTTGAGGACTATGACCGACTTCTGAAGATGCAGGAGCGCGAGGGTCGTGCGCTGGTTGCTTGTGGCAGAGCCATGCGACTTACGCAACAAACGACCTATTCGAAGGACAAGCGCAAGCCTGTGACCATTGGTTCCAAGCCGTGGGAAGGCAAGTAGCGCGCGGCCTCCGCAACATTCGGTGGATTGAAGCCAATTGCCGCGTCCCTGAGGGGAAGTTGGTAGGCCAGCCGCTGAAGTTGCGGCCATGGCAGAAAAAGATCATTCGAGCGATCTACGACACGCCAACACGGCGGGCCGTGATCAGCTTCGGGCGCAAGAACGGCAAGACGGCCTTGGCAGCGGTGCTTACTTTGCTGCATCTAGTGGGTCCGGAAGCCAGACCGAACAGCCAGTTGTTCAGTGCCGCACAGTCTCGGGAACAGGCCGCAATTCTGTTCTCGCTGGCGGCGAAGATCGTCCGGATGTCGCCGGAGCTGCGCGAGTACGTGGGTATTCGTGACACGGCGAAGCAGCTGTTTGTGGCAGAGTTGGGCACGTTGTACCGGGCGCTCTCTGCGGAGGCTTCCACGGCCTACGGCTTCTCTCCGGTGTTCGTGGTGCATGACGAACTCGGACAGGTTGTCGGCCCACGCTCAGAGCTTTATGAGGCGCTGGAGACCGCTGCTGGCGCTCAGGAGCAGCCGCTTTCTATTGTGATCAGCACCCAGGCCCCTACCAGTGCGGATCTGCTATCGGTGCTGATTGACGATGCCAAGACCGGCATCGACAAGAAGGTAAAGCTGTTCCTGTATACAGCTCCTGAAGAACTAGACCCCTTCAGTGATGAAGCGCTGAAGGCAGCGAATCCCGCTTACGGCGACTTTCTGAATCCCGATGAGGTGCGGGACCAGGCTGAAGGGGCAAGGCGCATGCCGGCCCGTGAATCAGCCTACCGCAATTTGGTGTTGAACCAGCGGGTGAACATGAATTCGCCGCTGTTCTCGCGCAGCGTATGGATTGCCTGTGCTGCGCCGCCTGATGAAGAGGCATTCCGTTCGGGTGAGGTGTATGGCGGACTGGATCTATCCGCCCGCAATGACTTGACTGCCTTAGTGCTGGTTGCCCGTGGTGGTGACGGCAAGTGGCATGTGAAGCCGGAATTCTGGGCCCCGGAGACCGGGCTTGTTGCTCGGTCGCAGCGGGACCGTGCGCCGTATGACGTATGGGCCAAGCAGGGCGATCTGAACACGACACCAGGCGCATCAATCGATCTGAGCTTTGTAGCTCGCCGGCTCGGAGAATTGCGCGAAGAGATGGACATCAGGGCCATCGCGTACGACCGATGGCGCATGGACTACCTGACTAAGGAGCTGTCCAACATCGGTGTCGAATTTACCGTGCAGCAGAAAATCGGAGAGCAGGCGGAAGGTGGCGGGCTGGTGCTGGTCAAGCACGGGCAGGGTTTTCAGGACATGCCGCCGGCAATCGACGGATTGGAGGCTGAATTGTTGAACCTGCGGGTTCGGCATGGTGGGCATCCCATCCTCAACTGGTGCGCGGCGAATGCCGTGGCAGAACGTAACGCAGCTGGAGAGCGCAAGTTGGAGAAGTCAAAGTCCACTGGACGAATTGACGGCGTGGTTGCGCTAGCCATGGCAATGCGAATTGCATTGACCTATTCCGGCGGTCCAGGTGAGTACGTTTCAGGACCTCTGATCGCACTATGAAGCTCTTGGGCTTTGAGCTGACCCGCATCGTCAAGGAAAACCTTGGCGAGGCTAAGGCCAACATTTTCGGCGATGAACTGATGCGGATCATCGCCGCCGCCAATGGAACGCTGTCTCCGGTAAACCCTGAGACCTGCATGCAGTCTCCGACTGTCAATGCCATTGTGACGGCGGTTACCAGACGCTTTGCGGTGACGCCTGTACATGTCTATGAGAAGACCCGGAAGGATAACCGAGACGCGAAGGAGAGATTGCCGAACCACCCGGTAGCAAGGCTCCTGGCATACCCGAACTCGTTCCAAAGTCGGGTGGACTATTGGATGGATGCCACTAGCTCCTATGTGCGTTACGGCAGGTACTACGCATACAAGTCGCGAGGTTCTACTGGACCGATTCGGGAATTGATCCCGCTGTCGCCTCAGCACATGACACCGAAGTTGGATACCAGCACATGGCGGCCTAGCTTCGAATGGAATTCGGGTCCGAACATGGAGGTTTACCCTTCATCGAAGATCCACCACGTTCGCGGACCTGCCAGAGATGGTATCAAGGGCGACTCCCCGGTCTATGACGTGGCAACGTCGATTGCGCTTGAGATCGCAGCAGAGAAGTTCGGGGCTAGCTTTTTCGAGAACGGCGCTATTCCGCTAATGGTCTTCAAGTACCTGGCGGGTAGTCAGGGCTTCAAGACCAAAGAGGATGAGAAGGAGTTCGTCCAGTCGTTTCAGGACATGTTCTCTGGTAACCGTCGCCATCGGGCGATGCTTTTGCCGAAAGGCTTGGAAACTGGAGAGCCTATCAAGGTAGAGAACGACAAGGCGCAGATGATCGAGACGCGCAAGTACCAGCGCACGGTCATTGCCGGGGCATTCGGTGTTCCGCCTCATCTGGTTGGTGACTTGGAAAGGGCTACGTTCAATAACGTTGAGCAGCAGGATGGTGACTTTACGTTGAACGTCATCATGCCAATCGCTCAAGCCTTTGAGGCTTCGATGGAGCGCGATTTGCTGACCGATGAAGACAGGTCTAGAGGGATCATTATTCGTTTCAACCTGGACTCGATCCTGCGGGCTGACTTCAAGAGCCGTCAGGAAGGCTTGCAGATCCAGCGCCAGAACGGCGCGATCTCACCGAACGAATGGCGCGAGATCGAGGGCAGGAACCCGATCAGCGAGGAAGACGGCGGCGATGACTACATTCGCCCCGCCAACATGGTTGTGGCCGGAGCCCCGGTCCCAAACACACAAGGTCAAGGTAATGAAGCCAACGCTAACCGTATCCCTTGAGATCAAGTCCCTGTCGGACCGCGAGTTCGACGGACACGGGTCGATCTTCGGCAATGTGGATCTGGGCGGCGATATTGTCATGCCAGGTGCGTTCAAGCGCTCCTTGGCGCAGCACCGTAAAGACGGGTCGCTGCCCCAGATGTTCTGGATGCACGACCCTTCGCGGGTTCCGGGAAAGTGGCTATCCATGTCCGAGGATGAGGATGGACTCGCAGTAAAGGGCGTCCTGGCTCCTACCGATCTGGGCAATGAGATCCATACGCTCCTGAAGATGGATGCTGTACGGGGTCTGTCCATCGGCTACGTGACACAGGATCAGGACTTCGACAAGGAAGGCAACCGGCTCATCAAGGAAGCCGACCTGTGGGAAGTCTCCGTCGTTAGTCTGCCAATGAATCCACTGGCGCAGATCGCGCATGTGAAGACGCGACTTTCTGCAGAAGGAGCCTATGTGCCCACAGCAAGAGAATTCGAGACCAGTTTCCGCAAGATGGGCTGCAGCAAGCAGATATCGCGGAAGTTGGTATCCATGATTTTCGATTCTTCGGGTGAGACGCTCGGGGAATCAGATGACGAGGCGGGTGAGACGCTCGCGCAGTCTGAAAAGTCCTCCGGTGCGACGCTGGATGACAGTGAAACCGAAGCGCTTGCAACGCTCGGCAAGTTGAATGACCTGTTGCTAGGCGAATCGTTGCTCAGACGAGCCAGACGCATCGCTTAAGCGTCCATCCCAAGTAACCCCCGAACCCGCCTAGTGCGGGTTTTTTCATTTCTAGGAGAAAGAAACATGGCTAACGCCATTGAAGAAGCCTTTGGCAAGGTCGAAGGCGCAATCGTTGCGATGCGCAAGGACAATGACGCGTCGCTGGAAGCCCTGAAGAAGGGTAACGAGGTCAGGTATCGCGAGTTGCAGGAGAAGTGCGACGCGCAGGAAAACCAGATCGTCGAGCTGATGAAGGCGAAGAATGATCTGATTCGCCAGAAGGAACTGATCGACCAGCGCGTGGACCTGCTGGAAGCTCTGGCGGATCGTCCGAAGGGCGATATTGTGGTCAAGCTGGTCGGTGAAGACGAGCAGTTGTTCTACAAATGGGTGCGTTCCGGATTCACCGACAACGAAAGCAAGCAGGCCCGCAATCAGCTCCAGCGCAAGGCTCTGGAAATGAAGGTGGATACCGTGACTGCCGGTACAGCTCTGCTGGGTGGCAATGCGGTTCCGAAGGTCATTTCAGACAGCGTGGATCGTCTGATCCTGAAGACTTCTGGCATCGTGGACGCAATCGGCGTCAAGACTGTCGGAACGTCCGACTATCACAAGATCGTCACGATTTCCGGCCAGGCCGGCGCGTGGGCGGCGGAGCTGGGTTCGCGTTCGCAGGGCAATGCTCCCAACACTCGCGACGTTAAGCCGACTCAGGGCGAGCTGTACGCATACCTGTACGCCACGAAAGAGTCGATGATGGACATGATGTTCGACGTGGCGAACTGGCTGACCACTGACACGGCAGAGTCCCATGCCGTGAAGCTCGCCACCTCGATCTACTCGGGCAATGGTTCCGGCCAGTGCACGGGCATGACCAACAGCGCGCCGACCTCGACTGCGGATTACGCATCCCCGATGCGTGCTGCGGCGGTGTACCAGTTCGTGTCACACA